TGTATAAACTCGGCTGTGATACAACGATAATTTCAAATCAAGCGGCAGGTGTCAATGGTGAACCTAGAATCACAAAGACTAGAATTATAGATGAAAAATCTGGATATCAAATTGTTAGAATAGATGACGAACCAAAAATAGAACCTTGGGATGGAATTGTAGATACAGAAGGTTATGATGCTGTTGTTATATCAGATTATAACAAAGGTTTTTTAACTTATGAAAATATTCAAAATCTGATTCATGATTTTAATGGACCAGTTTTTATCGATACTAAGAAAAAAAACTTAGAAGCATTTAATGGTGCTTACATTAAAATCAATGAAAAAGAATTCGAAGAGTCTGAATCTCATGCATGGGATATGATTGTAACACTAGGTGCAAAAGGTGCAATGCTGAAAGGTGAACATATCAATACCACATATGCAACTAAAAAAGTTGATGTAGTTGATGTGTGTGGTGCGGGCGATACATTCTTAGCCGCTTTGACTTATCAATATCTTGTGACAAATAACATTGAAGATGCAATTAAATTTGCAAATAAAGCATCTTCAATTACAGTACAGCATGTGGGAAACTATGCGCCAACATTAGAAGAAATTAAATGAAACGTTTAGATTTAGAAGAAGTAAGACAATTCATAGAAGAACAAACGCCAGAGACTAAAATCTATATCGGTTGTGATTCTGAAAGATTTAACATCGGTGGTTTATGGTATGCAGATTATATTCTTGCTATCGTAGTTCATATCAACGGAAATAATGGATGCAAATTGTTTGGAGAAGTACAGCGTGAGCGTGACTATGACCAAAAAGTTAATCGTCCAAGATATCGTCTGATGAACGAAGTGTATAAACTTTCTGAATTGTATATTAAACTTGCAGATGTACTTGAAGGTCGTGATGTAGAAGTTCATTTGGATATCAATCCGAATGAGATGCATGGAAGTTCTTGCGTTATTAATGAAGCAATTGGATACATCAAAGGAACATGTAATGTTGTTCCGATGGTTAAACCAAATGCGTTTGCCGCTTCTTATGCGGCAGACAGATTGAAAGGATTGAAAGTTGCGTAAACTATTTGTTATGACTTTGCTTTGTGCAAGTATTGCACATGCCGAACGTGTAAAAGGTACTGGTGAGTATTCATTTGGTCCTGATACTGCTGAGAATGTTGCGTGTAGACTTGCTGAAGAAAAGGCAAAGCAAAATGCAATTGCAAATTTTGTTGGTGAAATGATTGAAGCCGCACAAAACGAAAATTGCAAAGATGAGAAGTGTACCGTGCTGTCTACTCTATATACCGAAGTGAGCGGTGAGATTAAAACAATTATCAAAAAAGACAAACAAGTTTATCCCGATAGGAATCGACAAGTTTGTGAAGTTGACATTGTTGCGAACGTAGAGAAGATTACCAATACTATGAAATTTCATGTTGAGGGTAAAAATCAAGTGAAAGCTGGCGAACGATTTGTTTTCCAAGCAGTCTCTGGGATTGCCGGTACCGTTGGCATTTTTAATTTAGTTGACAAAGAGTACCAAATGGTCTATACTGACAAAGTACTGGAGACTAACAAACAAATTCAAATTCCATCTGCTAAGTATAAACTACAAGCTGAATTGCCAAATGGCAAAAGTTATTCTAATGAACTGCTGGTGTTTTTATTTACCGATAAGAATTTGACTTTTAAGAGTAGGTATAGTACAATGGAGTTTGATTCGCTGGTAAAGGATATTCCTTTTAACAGTCGGAAAGTTATTAATCATCATGTGAGTATTGAAAGGCAGTAAAATGAAGTTATTTTTTATTATGGGTGTACTTGCGGTTCTAACGGGCTGTGGTACTGTGGGTGGTGCAATGGAAGGCGCTGGTCAAGATTTGAACAAAGCCGGACAATACATTAAAAAAGTTGGGAATTAATCATGGATAAACTGTTATGCTATATCGTGCTACCAATCGTAGTTTCTTTGACTGCATGTAGTACAATTAAAGATGGACCTAGTGTGAGTGAAACTAAAACTTTCAGTAATGAAGTAGACTATCCTAAATGGTATGCAGATGCACCAAAGAAAGATGATTCTTCTATCTATGGTGTTGGCACCGAATACTCAAATGATTTTCAGTTTGCAGTAGACAAGGCAATGCTATCCGCTAAACGTGAACTTGCATCGAACTATTCTTCATATACTAGTGCTATGATGAAAGACTTTGCAGTTGAATCTGGTGTACTTGGTAAAGGTGTTGCTAATGCTGACATTGAACGTACTACACGATTGATTGTATCTAAAGTAAATCTAGTTGGTGTACAGCGTCAAAACTTTATTGTAGTAAGAGAAGGTAGTGGATTCCGTGCGTTTGTTCGACTACGTTTCTCTGCTGATGAATCAAACAAAATTATGCTTGCTGAAGTACAACGTAATGCCGCACTCTATGCACAACTACGTGCATCTAAATCTTTCCGTGAGTTAGACAAAGAAACTGGTAAGATTGAAGAACAAAAAATTAGCGAATTGAATGCAATGAAGGTGGACTAATGAACAAAGTTATTCGTGATGGGAAAGTTGCAGTACTAGTATCTCCAGGATATGGTGCTGGCTGGTCAACATGGGCATATGCTGGTGACGAAGATAATCGTGACTTTATGCTTTTTGATCCAACACTAGTTGCTATGGTTGAACGTGGTGACTCTGTAGAGGCAATTGAATCATATGTTAAGTCTAAACATCCAAACACATACTGTGGTGGTGCTGATGATTTGACAATCGAATGGTTGCCTGTTGGTACTGCTTTTCGCATTCACGAATATGATGGTAGCGAATCTGTAGAGGTTCGTGATGATATGCATTGGAATATAGCATGATTAAATTTTTAAGTGGAATTGCATTTGGAATTTTTTTAGCAACTGCTGGCACTTCAGGTATTGCTATGCTTATAGATAGTAGTGTTAGTAAATTTCAAAACACTATCAAAGAATCTGTACGTGAACAACAACCACGACAAAACAATCAACAAATGAAAATGGAGTCAATATGAAACATTGGGGCGAATTAACTGATTTAGAAACTGAAATTATCCGAGTAGGAGAATTTAAAAGTCTATTTAAACTTCTTGTTGCTGGTGTAGAAAATGATACCGACATGAAAACATTGCAATCTGCAATCTATACAATGGAAGGTATGATTGACGATATCGATTCTACATTGTACGAAAAATTTCAAACAGTATGGGATGCTGTTAAGTTTGAAGTTGAAAATGAAAATCCTAAAGCAAAAGAAACTGATGGACTTACAGTTGGTGGAATTATTAATCTTGATAACATGAATAATACTATTCCAGCCTTTAATAGTTATAATTATGATAATATTAAAGTCACTTTGGCATCTAGTAATAATACTGTCACAATTCCTTCACATTCTACCGAAGAGGATGAGGCCTTCAGGGAACTAGAAAAAGCAATGAAAAACTGGCATAAAGCGACCCCCTAAACCGCCGATAGGGCGACTTTCCGACCTAGACTGTACTCACACCCCTCCCATACGCTAAAAGCCGCCCAAAACCGCCCTAATCAGGCGGTTTTTTGTTGTTTTTTTACAACATTTGGGGTGTTGCAGAAACCCCACAAAACTGAAAATAGTTGTTGACTTCCTCGGTAGGACCTGTAGAATAGACTTTGTTGATTGAGAAAACGAAGGAAATTTATGAAACTGCTCTCTACTGGAAACCCTAAGGTCCTCAAAGGAATGTCCCAAGGTTACAATACCTACATTCTGCACCTTGCGCCAGCCAACTTGAGCGGTTATGAAACCTGCGCCAAGCGTACTGCTGGTTGTACTGCCGCTTGCCTAAACACCGCTGGTCGTGGTGGTATGTTTAAGCGTGGTGAGACCACTAACGTTATTCAAAAAGCACGTATTCGCAAAACCAAAATGTTTTTCGAAGACCGTATTCAATTTATGAACCTGCTGGTTGCCGATATTGAATTGGCTATCAAGCAAAGCAAACGGATGAACCTGATTCCTGTTTTCCGTTTGAATGGTACTTCCGACCTTGCGTTTGAAAAGTATGAGGTTGTACGTAACGGACAATTGTTCCGTAACATTTTCACCGCTTTTCCTGAAGTCCAATTTTATGACTACACCAAGATTCTTGGTCGTAAAATTGTTGATATCGCTAACTACCACCTGACATTCTCTGCCGCCGATGGCAATGATGCCGATGTTGCAAAAGCAATTCAACAAGGTTATAATGTTGCTACCGTGTTCGGTATCAAGAAAACTTTGCCGATGCCTGAGACTTATATGGGCTTGCCAGTTTTCAATGGTGACGAATCCGACCTGCGTTTCCTTGACCCTAAAGGTGTTGTGGTTGGTCTGTATGCAAAAGGCAAAGCAAAAAAAGATACCACTGGTTTTGTGAAATATCCCACTCTTATATTGATGGCCGCTTAAAATGAAATCTAAAATCTTTATCACTTATCCCGATAGTTACAAATATTTTAAAAGCAAATTGTCTACGGGACAAAAAGGTTATTGTGAAATTATGAGGAACGTTACTGTAGAACCAGACCCGAATAATGTATATGATAATTGGGGTACTATTGAGGCATACGGAAAAAAACTTTCTGTATATGCACACGATTATGAAGGTGAAGAGAAATTGTGGCAAATTTCTGGTGTTGCATAAAAACAACAGAGTGAAAAAACTTGTTGACATTCCCGCCTATTGTGCTATACTAGAATTTGTTCAGTTGATTGGAGATTAAAATGCGTGGTTCTATTCGAATGCTTGTTGGTTTTTTGATTGTCTTTGGTGCCGTTGGTACTATCGAAGTGAATCCTGATGCCGATTTGCTGGTTCAAATGATTGTTGCGGTAACTGGTCTTGCTATCATGTTTACTGGTGTTTCCGCTATGCGTGAGAATGCACAATGAGCGAAATTGAAATTCAAATTAATGAGATACTAGACACCACAGTTATGCTTTGCGAGGAAATTGCAGAGCAAGTTGGTTGTCCAGTTGAATGGGTTGAAGTGATAGTTGAGAAGCGTTGGAATGACTTGTTGTTTTCCGATGCTGATTTTATGAATGGCTATGATATGGCAAAGGAGAATATGTAATGGGTACTCGGTCTTTAACTTTTGTGTATGATGGTTCCAATTCCGATGACGGAACTAACGAACCAATCATGTGCATCTATCGTCAATACGATGGCTATCCCTCAGGGCATGGCCACGAACTGGCTCAGTTTTTGAATTCTAAAACCCTAGTCAATGGGTATAGTGATAAAAATTCTGCTGAGGCAAATGGCATGGGTTGTCTTGCCGCCCAATTGGTTGTTCAATTGAAACATGGTGTTGGTGGAATTTATATCTACGCACCAATGACTGGACGTGACTACAGCCAAGATTATGAATATCACGTATACGAAAACAAAGTGATTGTGTATCACGATTTTCCATATGGCGAAAGTCCATATGACCAAGAACCATTGTTCGAAGGTACATGGGAAGAGTTTGCACAATTTTGTTTAGACCCAGTTTCTGCGGAGTGAATATTATGAAAAAAAACTATTCTAAAGCATTGGAATTTTTATACGAATTGGAAGATAAAGTTGCCGATCAAAGAACTAAACCTAAAGATGATTGGGATAAAGGATACAATACGGCGTGTTTAAATATTGGTGAAGATATACGTGCATGTATTGAAAACATTCAAGAACTATTTGGAGTGGTAGAGCAATGACAGGCTTTAAAAGCAAACGCCAAATGGCACAAGATAGATTTAAAGTCTATTGTGAATGGTGCCATGATTGGCACTACACCGATGAAGTTGATATTCTGGATGTTGAAGAAGACATTGAAGGCCGTGATGTAGCGCATTTTGAATGCGGACAACCACCTTCATGGAACGAAGACATTTCACGTTACGATGGTACCTCCTCACTTGTTTATAAGGAATAAATTATGTTACTCGCAAAACCAAAACTGACTAATACACTAGACGCAAAACAATTTGAAACGTTTGCTGAATGCCAAGAATATCTTGAAGCATATACTGACATTTCAATGCCACTTGTTGAATGGATCGCACTTGGTAAAATTCTTGTTGCAGAGACAATGACACCACCAGAATTTTATCCGAAGAAAGTGAAGGGTCAAATCGTTATGACTAAATTTGACATTGAGGAATTCGCATGAACGAACGAATTAAAGAACTTGCCATAAAGGCACAAGTGGAACATTGTGTAAGCCATGTACGACTTGAAGAATTTGCAAAATTGATTATCCAAGAATGCCTAAACATATGCGAAGAAATGGGCGACAATGGTAAAGATGGACATTATTGTGCAGATAAAATTGCTAAAACATTTTGGAGTTGAAAATGAACGAAGAATTTGAAATAGCAGGAGTGATAGGAACAGAAAAGTTTCCGGAAGTTAGACAATTATGGAACGGGCATACAGTCCATACGGATCAATCTGACGAACGAACTGTGCCTATGATGTTTAAGAATCTTCCTGTTGGTACGCAACTATTCATTAAGAAAGTAAAAGATGAACGAACGAATTAAAGAACTTGCCGAACAGGCTGATGAATATACAGATAACAAAATTCAAAATCCAGGAGAGTATCATCCAGATTGGCATGATATTCGTGACCAAAAGTTTGCCGAATTGATTATTATTGATGTGTGCAATACTTTATCTGAAATTTCAAATGACGATAGAATTAAAAAAACTACTACCGACCACATGACTAAATTATTCAATGGAATATTGGAACATGTATCGGAGTTTTTAAAGCAAAAATACAATGTCGGAGTTAAATTATGAGTAACGGACTTACAATTGATTATGATACTGCCGACAGAATCACTCTGTTGGCATTAAAGGATCAACTAAAATATTTGCGAAAAGAACTTGAAGATTTTGAAGACGGAAAATGGTTGCATCCAGAAGATGTTACAAACAACATCAAACTTATTGCCGCTTTAGAATTGCTGATTCCTTATTATGGGGGTGCCGTATGAGTGGCGGACATTTTCAATACAAACAATATGAACTTGGATATATTGCAGATGAAATTGAACAACTTATCCTAGACAATGATTCCGAGGAAGTGAACGAATACGGAGACATAAAAGGTTATGGTTATTCGTCAGAAACTATTGAAAAATTTAAACTGGCTCATATGACACTTTTATTGGCACAAATTTATGTGCAAAGGATCGACTGGTTGGTTTCAGGTGATGATGGGGAGGACTCTTTTCACAGCCGTTTAGGCGATGATATTGACGCCCTAGACCGCCGTTTGGGCGACTCTGACGGCTTGGACGTACTCTAGCATCAAACTATAGCGGAAAACCGCCCAAAACCGCCCTAATTTTGTTGTTTTTTTGCGACATTTGCCAGAAAAGCCCTTGACAGGTGCGGTATTTCATGCGATACTAGGGGTGTTGGTTGTGAGATTAAGGACTAATTATGAATCTTGACTTGATAAATGCTGAATTACAAGATGTTGCTTTAACCCAACAGCAAGAGGAAATTAACTTGACTTATCAGGACTTCCTTGATACAATGAATGCTTACCACGATATGATGATGTACGCATCCCATTCGTATGATGAAGACGCTATTTTTTATGGAGTGAATTGAACATGGCTTATATGAATCAAGAACGTAAAGCAAAGATCAAAGCAAACCTTGATGCCGCTCTCAAAGGTACTGGCGTTAAGTATTCGTTGCGTTGCGATAATCTCTCTATCACATGCACAATCAAATCTGCGCCTGTTGATTTTATTGCTAACTCTAACGAAACTTGCTTGGCAGACTTCTACCAAGTATCCCGTGGCTTCCGTCCCAATGATACTGGTTACGACCAAGTGAATCCCTACCATTATCAGAACCACTATTCTGGTAAGGCAAAAGAACTAATGACCAAAATCGTTACTGCAATGTATTCTGGTGATTATTATGATAATAGCGATGCGATGACAGATTATTTTGACACCGCTTACTATGCTCATATCAATGTTGGCAAGTGGAACAAACCTTTTGTTGTTACCGCTTGACAAACACCACATGGTGTGTTACCATGTATCTCTTAGTTAACTCTTTTAAGGAAATTATATTATGACTAAATCTGTTCAACAATACACAAAGATTTTTGAAGTTTTGCAAAACGCAAAAGCACCCGTACCTGTTAGCACCATTCGTGCGATTGATGGTATCGTTGCGACTCGCCTTTCTACTTATCTGTGGGAAATCAAGAAAAACACGGGCTTTGCTGTTCGTGCTAATCGTGATGGCCGCACAGTTGTGAGTTATGAACTCGTTGGCGCTGGTACTGCACCTGTTGCAAAGCCTGCTAAAGTGAAGGCTGTTAAGGCTCCAGTTGTGAAAGCGGCTAAGCCTGTTGTTGCGAAAGCAAAGAAAGTTACTCCTACGCCTGTTCCTGCTGGTGATTCCCTTGATGGAATTATGAATGCGATGGCTAAATCTTCTGCAAAAAAACCTGTCAATCTGTTAGATGAGATTGATACAGACGTTGCGGATTACGAAGACCGTGCATTCGCTGAAGCATATATTCGAACATGATATTGATTGGAGTGATATGGATGACCGTGACTTAATAGAACGTTACATCCTTGAAGCATGGGACAAAGGCTTGACTGGTACTGACGTTATTAATTATGTTCAGTATATGTCAAGCGTTCCCGTTTTTGAGATAGAACCTGTTTTACAAAATTTAATTGCGAGAATGTCAGAATGAAACTTTCCATATATGATAAATTGATGCAGTATCCTTGGTTTTATAAACTAATGATAAACTTCACCATTATGGAATATTTTGTGTTTATCGTAGTGATCGGATTGATTATATGGCTATAACTAAAATTTATCTAGACATGGATGGCGTTTTCTGTGATTTCAATAGACGCTACTTTGAACTGTTCGGTGAAACTGCGGGTGCATCACGGGATAGAAAAAACTTCTCCACTAACTGGACTAAATTTATTGAGAATGAAAACTTTGCTACACTAGATTGGCATGAAGGCGGAGAAGAATTGCTTGCATATGTGCGAACTATTCGTAATGTTACAATTGAAATGTTGACTTCAAGTGGTGGACAAAAGCATCATAGCGAAGTGACAATTCAAAAAACACAATGGCTTTGCGAACATGGATTTGAATACAAACCAAATGTATGCCCAGGTAGCAGATTGAAAGCCGAATATGCAACATCCACAACCGTATTGGTGGATGATACTGATTATGTTATTGATGGATTTGTCAAAGCTGGTGGTATTGGAATACTACATAAAGGCGAAAACGTGAATGCAACAATAAATAGATTAAAGGAATTGCTAGAATGAAAATTGCTATTGCATCCGATGTTCACCTTGAGTTTGGTGATTTGATTTTAAAGAACGAAGAGAACGCTGACGTATTAATACTGTCTGGCGATATTTGCGTTGCATCAGACTTTCGTGATCCCGATGTTTACAGTATTGTTCAAGGCGGTAAGACTCAACGCTATACCGAATTCTTTATCCGTTGTGCAAATGAATTCAAAAATGTAATTTATGTTGCAGGCAACCACGAACATTATAATGGTGACTATGCCGAAACGTTTCCAATTTTGCGAAAGTACTTGGGACACATTGAAAATCTACACATCCTTGACAAAGAACATGTAATCATTGATGACGTTACGTTTATTGGTGGTACATTGTGGACTGACATGAATGCACAAGACCCTGTTACTCTTTCACACATTCGTGGTGTGATGAATGATTTTCGTATTATTCAAAACAGTACCGAGATGGTGTCGTACAAAACATTTGATGTAAATGAAGATGGTAAGCAAATCCCTACGTTTCATAAACGTCCTGCTAGATTTACACCAGAAGATACTGTACAGGATCACAAGAAAATGTTACAATACATTAATGTAGCAAGTGAGCCTCTTGGTAAATATGTTGTTGTTGGGCATCATGCACCTAGCAAGGCATCTACTCATCCACGATACAAAGATGAAGTGATTGTGAATGGTGCATACAGTAGCCGTTTAGATCAATTCATTCTGGATCGTCCACAAATTAAATTGTGGACTCATGGACATACACATGAAGACTTTGACTACATGATTGGTAGCACTAGGGTTGTTTGCAATCCACGTGGCTATATTAATTACGAAGACCGTGCCGATAATTTTAAACTTAAATACGTGGAGATTTAATGGAAGACAATATTGACTTTGAGAATTCTCATCCAAATATGGAACAGATTGTCAACGCTGAAAATCTTTTACCGATCACAAAATCAGTAGCAAAAATGCTAATGCGAAATCCATATCTCACATTAGGTAAATTCTTTAAAAAATTGTCTGATGAAAATTTACAAACATTACTCGAAATCATCGATGAGGGCGATAGCGAATTCAATGATGGCATAGAAGACATTGTATTGATGACAGAAATGTTGTCCCGTGCTGAAGGTGTTCCAAGTCAATCTATTGAAGACGTTACAGAAAATGTAAATTATTTTGGTGCATGTGTGACATGTGTTTCACTTGCACGTAAGGGGCTTGTTCGTGTATACTATGAGAATATGTCGTTTGGTACAGACTTAGGCGACCAAGTACTTGTGGAGAAATTAGATTGAATATTTTTTATCTTGATCCTGACCCATCAACGTGCGCTAAAATGCATTTAGACAAACACGTTGTTAAAATGATTATTGAGTATGCACAACTTATGTCAACATCACATCGTATGCTTGATGGTGAAAAGTATATTGATAAGACTGTTAATAATCGTAGCATTCAACGTTGGCGCATGAAAAATGAAATCATTGAACATGGCTTGATGAAAGCATCACACATTAATCATCCGTCAAATATATGGGTTCGTGCAAGCAAACAAAATTATATGTGGCTTTATCAAATGTGGACTTACCTCTTATCTGAATATACACATCGATATGGCAAACATCATGCGTGTGAAAAATATGCGAAGTATCTTTGTATGCCTCCAGAGAACATTGCTGACATTCCATTTACAGAACCCACACCTGCAATGCCAGATACATATAAAGTGACGAATGATTCTATTCGTTCATATCAAAACTACTATATACATGATAAGAGTAGATTTGCAAAATGGAAAAACAGAGAAACACCAGAGTGGTTCTCACACGGAGTAAAGAATGCCAACATACAACTTTCGCCATCGTGAGACAGGCGAAATAATCGAAAGACTTTTTAAAATTGCTGATAGAGAGGAATTTTTAGAAAAAAATCCTCACTATGAATCTGTTATGCTAGGCGCCCCATCATTAGGCGATCCTGTTAGGTTAGGTTTACGAAAGCCAGACAATGGATTTAGAGAAGTCCTTGCAAAAGCTAAAGAAGCACATCCTTTAGGAAATGTTAACACGTTCTAATAATGGGGATACATTACACAACAAGTAAAAGGGCTCCAATGGCAAGAAAATCAGGTACAACTAAAACTGCAAATACCGAACCCGATATTCCATCATCATCATCAACACCAAGAACTAAATCTGTCAATAACACACTCAGACTCAGACTAGATGATTTAAAAACTTTTGATCCATTAACAGACAATCAAAAACTTTTCTTTGATGCATACAAACGTGGAGACTATTTCGTAGCACTTCATGGCGTAGCAGGTACAGGTAAAACATTCTGTGCGCTATACAAAGCAATCGAAGAAGTGATGGATAAATCAAATCCATTTGATAAAATCATTGTAGTACGTTCTGCTGTTCAATCAAGAGAGATCGGACATTTACCGGGTGATGTGAATGAGAAAATGGAAATCTATCAACAACCATATCGCCAAATCTGTGATACATTGTTTGGACGTAAAGATGCATGGGATAGATTAGAAGAACAAGGACACATCGAATTTATCTCCACATCATTCATTCGTGGTATGTCATTCGATGATGCTATCATTATTGTTGATGAAATGCAGAACATGACATTTGAAGAGATAGATACAGTTATGACAAGGGTTGGCTATCGCTCTAAGATTATTTGGTGTGGTGACTATCGCCAAACGGATTTGAATAAAAAGAAAAATGATGTATCAGGTATTCTTAAATTCTTTGATATTGCATATCATATGAATGCATTCACAAAGATTGAATTTACTGTAGATGACATTGTTCGTTCTTCATTGGTAAAAGATTATATTTTAGCGAAGTTACAACATGAAGACGGAGTAGAGACTGCTAAATAAAATATCATTATAATTACAGGATAAAACAAAGTGAACTTTAAACATGTTGGTTGTGATATTGATTATGACCTAGAAACCGAAACAATAAACGGCAAGCGTTTTTATAAAACGCCTGAAGGCAATCTATATCCTTCCGTGACTACTATCACATCTCAGCATGGTAAAGATAAAATCATAGAATGGCGAAAACGTGTCGGTGAAGAAGAAGCCAATCGTATCTCTACTAAAGCATCCAGCCGTGGCACTAGAGTACATAAGATTTGTGAAAATTATTTGAACAATGAAGAAGACTATGCACGTAAGACAATGCCAGATTCTGTTGCTATGTTCAAGTCTTTACAACCTCTATTGGATGAACATGTAAACAACATTCATGCACTAGAGATTCCTTTGTATTCGCATCACTTAAAAGTTGCAGGTAGAGTTGACTGTATTGCAGAATACGATGGTAAGTTATCTATCATTGACTTCAAGACTTCAAGCAAGTTAAAAGAAGAGAGTTGGATTAAAGGATACTTTATGCAATGTTCTGCTTATGCAGTCATGTATGAAGAACGAACTGGTATACCAGTATCACAAATTGTAATTATGATAGCAGTTGACTCTGAACATCCACAAGTGTTCATCAAAAAACGCAACGACTACATTAAAGATTTTATTTCTTACCGTGAAGCATATGATGCCGTATTGATTGACTAACATGATATATAGTGATATAATATTATTTGTTCTTATCGTAGGACTACATGCATTTTGGATTTACAAAGTTGCAACCTATGATTGGAATAATTTTGAAGAAGATAGTAAGGCGGACACTGGTTGGCCACCTTATGATTGATATTGCTGTATGAAGCAAAGAGAAAAGGGTTTTGGACGGGGGTGCGAATCCCCCCACCTCCACCTAATTGCTTTCGGGTATATCGTCCAAGTAGGACAAATAAATTCCGAACTTATTAAATGCGGGTGCGATTCCCGTTATATCCACCAGTATTTGTGGAGTAGATAGAAAGCAATTAGTTGGGGGTGCATAGTTTCGACAGGGCAAAGAGTAACAGAGTGGACAGCACATCAGCAACGATGTAAAAAGAAGAAAATAAAGTAAACGCAAACGACTCACAGTTCGCATTAGCCGCCTAAACTCGGCTTAGGGTTTCGACAGGTTTCCTCGTAACAGAATAACCTGTCACCAATTTATGGAGTAATAATGAAAATAACTGATTCGAAAATAATTCCTGATGTTAAAATCATCAATCTACCTGTCTATAGAGACAATCGTGGTTTCTTTACAGAGACATTCAAACCAGAAGTTGAAGACGCACTTGGCGTAAAATTTCTTCAAGACAATCAATCCGCATCAAAAAAACATGTTCTAAGAGGCATTCATTTCCAATGGGACAAACCAATGGGTAAATTGGTTCGTGTCACTCATGGATATGGACTTGATGTTGCAGTTGATTTAAGAAAAGAGTCTCCTACATACGGACAGTATCACGCTGAGTTATTGGGACCAGAATCGAACAATCAATTATGGGTGCCAGCAGGTTTTGGTCATGCGTTTCTTTCACTAGGAGAATATACGCATCTAATGTACAAATGCACCGCAGTACACAATGCTAAAGCAGAAGCCGCAATCAATCCATTTGATAAAGATTTGAACATCGATTGGCAATCAATTGATACAATCAAAGACTTCATTCTATCAGACAAAGACAGAGCCGCAGGTTCTTTCGCAGATTATAAACTAAATCCAAAATTCTAATTATGAAAAATATTCTTATCGTTGGTGGCGCAGGCTACATTGGCACAAGACTCTCTAATCACTTGAGTACCCGCATGGGATACAAAGTGCATGTTATTGATAACTTCTGGTTTGGTGATAACTTAACTAAAAGCATTTCAAAAGAAAAGAAAAGTTTGTGGGATATTAAACCGGAAGACTTGACAACATATGATGCTGTTTTGTTTCTTGCTGGATTGTCTAATGATCCGATGGCAATGTTCAGACCAGACTTAAACTTTATTGAGAATTCTTCTGCACCAATGTATCTTGCATTCATTGCTAAAGAAGCTGGTGTGAAACGTTTCATTTGTGCAAGTTCTTGTAGCGTATATGGATTCACAAAGAACAAGACATTAAATGAAAGCAGTCTTGTTAAACCTGCATATGCATATGGTATTTCTAAACTACAATGTGAACGTGGTTTAGAAACTTTAGAAGATGATAACTTTAAACCGATTGTATTCCGTAAAGGCACAGTTGGTGGATGGTCACAAAAAATGCGCTATGATTTAGTTGTAAACACTATGTTGAAGAGTGCATTCACTACACAAAAGATTGTAGTTAATAATCCAAAGATTTGGCGCCCACTTGTAGATATTCGTGATGTGATTCAGGGATATCAAAAAGCGTTAGAAGCAGACTTGAATGTGTCTGGTGTTTATAATCTTTCTGGCGGCAATATGACGATTGGTCAGTTGGGTGAAGCAATTCACGGAGAGTTGAGAAAAAGAGGATATGTTGTTGACTTAGTTATCAATGAAAACAATGATGTTCGTAACTACAAAGTAAGTACGGAAAAGATTGAGGATGAGTTAGGATTCAAAGCACAGTTTACCCCTCTAGATTCTTTGGCTGAAATACTTGACAATATGGATCCGTTAAGCTATAATTTCGATAGTGATGAATATTCTAACATAACAACATTTCAGAAAGTTTTAGGCAAATGAAAATTTTGTTAACTGGTGGGTCAGGACTTCTTGGTAGAAATTTAATTCGTCATTTAAGAGTAAAAGGACATGAAATCATTGCGCCCAATAGTAGTGAGTTAGACATTACTGATCCACTCTTCTTTATACTATTTGATTGTGATTTGGTTATTCATTGTGCGGCTATCGCAAAATTTGCTGATGCAGAAAAAAATCCTATTGGCACAATTGAAACAAACATTCAAGGCACATGTAACGCATTAAAACATGCGATGAATCAGAATGCTAGATTTGTTTTTATTTCATCGTCACACGTATTCGATGGACAAAAAGGAAACTACACACATACAGATTTGCCTAATCCATTAACACGATATGCAAAATCTAAAGTTGCTGGTGAGATGGCTACTCTAATTTATGAAAAATCTTTAGTGATACGAA